AGGATACCATAGCCGAGATCAAGAAACACACTGATCGTGAGATAGTGGTACGCCTCAAGCAGCCGCGCCAGGTGCGGGCCACCACCGATACCATGGAACATGCCTTGAATCAAGACATCCACTGCATGGTCACGTTCAACAGCATCGCAGCCATTGAAAGCCTATACCTTGGCAAGCCGGTGTTTACACTGGGACCCAATGCAGCACATCACCTCAGCAACACTGATCTCAGCAAAATTGACACGCCCATGGTACCGCACATGGATGAAGTACGAGCCCTGATGCATTGTCTGGCATATCATCAGTTCACTGTGAAAGAAATGATGAACGGCTATGCCTGGGAGGTGCTGAGCTCATCATGAAAATAGGAGTTTACCTTGCAGCCGTGCCACAGCGCAGCAAACAAGAAGCCAAGCGCCAGTATCTCATGGATTTTGCCTACGGTGCCAAGTCTGCTGGAGACGAAGTGTGGTTAGTGGATGAACATCAAGTCATTGACTGTGATATTGCGGTACTGCAGGGCTGGATTGGCATGAAACAAGCGCCACATCTCAAACTGCGCCAGGCCGTGATCAAAAACCAACGCAAGATGGGCAAGCATGTCTTGGTCATGGACAGCAATCTCTATGGGTTTCTTGATCCCAAAGACAAGGACCGATACCTGCGCTACAGTCTAAATGGTATTTTCCCCACCACAGGTTACTATTTCACCCGCGACGTTGACCATACCAGATGGGGTGCTATCAAGCAAGCATATGATTTCCAGGAACGACCCTGGCGACAGGATGGTCGCTATGTCTTGATGTGTCTGCAACGCAACGGCGGTTGGAGCATGGATGGACACAGTGTGATAGATTGGCTCACTGACACCATACCCAAGGTGCGTGCTCACTCAGATCGACCCATACTGTTGCGAGCCCACCCCAGCAATCAAAACATCATAGGTGAACTTCGCATGCGCTGGCCCGACATCGAGATCAGCCGCGAGCCCGACATCCGCAGCGACTTCAATAAAGCCTGGGCAGTGATCACTTATAACAGCAGCCCTGGCGTGGCCGGCCTGCTATGGGGAGTACCTACCTGGGTAACGGACCCTGAACCACGACGCAGCCAGGCCTATCCCACGGCCTTTACTGATCTTTCTAATCTAGAAAATCATGAATTGCCGGATCGGCATGACTTCTATGGCCGCCTGGCGCAGAGCCATTTTGATTGGGAAGAAGTGAGATCCGGCCGCGCCTGGACCTTTATGCGAGCAAGACTACCTTAGCCGCGCCAATAGTCAAGATCTTGATGATGTGCGTAGGATTCTGCATCTTTGCTGTGGCGGCTGCGACCTAGATCTTTGCGGGCATCGCCCTTGAGATGATCCATGTAGCGGCCCAAGGGCGATGCTATGAAAGGATGTCCTGGACCTTTCTTGCCGGCCACGGGCGTCATGTTGTGGAATCGGGTGCCACGAGCCTGGAACTGTCGCCGCAGTTCGTCAAACAAGAAACTGTCGTGATATTCTCGCAGCGCGAACAGGGTGTCCTGCACATAGAGATCTCGCCAGGCCGACATGAAAGTTGCAAGATCGGGATGGCGTAGATTGTAGGCCACCCAGCCGCACTCGCTGTGATACTTTTCCTGCCGACCAAGATAGCAGGCCATGGCAGTGTCATCGCAGATGGATGCTAAAAAGTCCTGTGGCACGTCCCGGAAAGTCAAAGTGTCTGCATCCAACCAAATCATCCAGTCCGTGGTTACTGTGCTGGCAGCATGGATCACGGCAAATACTTTGTTACTGAATCTCACAGCATCCCATTTGAAATGGTTGTCCTTGAACGGCACGCTGGTGTCTTTGGCCACTGTGCCATTGGCCACTGGATTATTGCGATGCCGGGCCTTGAACGCAACTAGGTCGGGGCTGCAGGCATGCAGGTCTCGGATCTCTACTCGACTGCTGGGAGTGCTGGGCGCACAATCTTCTGCGTATACCACCAAGGGCACGGATTTGGGCCAGTGCTGATCAAAAGTATCAATCATGCGCTGACCATAGCGATTTAGACCTGCTGGGTGAAAACTGGTTACGATTGTGTATGACATGGATGTTTGCCCGGATAATTATAGAATAATCTACAGAGATATTTAGTGATACGCACCCTGGCCATTTTTCCTTTGCAGGCTGCCCAGAACAGTCGCGCTGTCATGGACGCATTTGTCCGCAGCGCCAACGACGCTGGCATCCATGTAGTATCCAACAACATGGATTGTGATGCTGCCTTGATCTGGAGCGTGCTGTGGTCGGGCCGCATGCGCCCCAACCGCAAGGTATACGAACACTACCGAGCGCAGAACAAGCCCGTGATCATTGCCGACATTGGTGCTCTGCGTCGTGGCATCACTTGGAAAGTGGCCATAAATCATCTCACGGCCGAAGGCTACTACGGACATCATGAGAACTTGGACGCTGACAGGCCCAGGAAACTCAACGTCACGCTGACCACCAATGCCTACCATGGTGAACGCATCTTGTTGGCAGCGCAGCATGACCAAAGCCTGCAGGTACAGTCTGCGGGCGGCGTGGTCAACTGGCTCAACACCACCATTGATAGATTGCGCGAACACACTGATCGTGGCATCGTGATACGACCACATCCCAGGAGTCCCATCAGCGCCAAGATGTTCCGCGGACGCACCGGCATCCGATTCGAGCAGCCCAGACCCTTGGTCAATACCTATGATGACTTTGATCTCAACTTCAACTACCATGCCGTGGTCAATCACAACAGCGGTGTGGGCATCAAGTCTGTGCTGGCGGGAGTTCGAACCCTGGTGGATTCCACGAGCCTGGCGTATCCTGCCGCCATAAGTATTGAAGATCTAGAGCGCCCCTATGACCGTGATCGCGAACAGTGGTTGATCGAGATCTGTCATACTGAATACACCACTGATGAAATCACACAAGGCATATGGGTAAAAAGGCTGAAAGAAAAGCTCTAGAGAGCATGCTGAACGCGGATCCCATGGATGGCGTTGACTGCGCCTGCGTGATCCACGGCGACTATTATTCCTGGGACTATGTGGAAAAATTACATGCTGGTCTCAAGCGCGCCTTTTCATATCCCATCAGGCTGCATGTGTTCACGGAAGAAAAACGTTCTGTACCGGGACACATGGTCAAGCATGTTCTGGAGCCCTGGAGCGGCATAGCAGGACCGCGCAAGGCCTGGTGGTACAAGATGCAGATCTTTGATCCCCGGCATTTCTCCAGCCGTGTGCTATATCTCGATCTTGACGTGGTGTTGACCGGAAACTTGGATTGGATGTTGAGTCTGAGCCCTAGGTACTTTTGGACCCTGCGCGATTTCCGTGCGCTGTGGAAGCCCAATTGGCAGGGCATGAACAGCAGCATGATGTTCTGGGACCCACGTGCCTTCCCCAATATCTGGAAGAATTTCCGCAACGAAAATCTCTCGCGCATCATGAAACGCTACGCAGGCGATCAGGACTATCTCAGCGCAGCACTCAGCACCAACGAGCGCAGATTTATAGACGATGGCATAGCAGCCAGTTGGCGTTGGCAGGTGCGCGAGGGCGGCATGGACATGAAAACGCGCACTTATCGCAGACCCGGCGCAGGCAGCGTGTTGCCGCCCGACACGCGCATGGTGATTTTCCACGGACAACCCAAGCCGCACGAAGTGCATGATGAACTCATGCTGAAATTTTGGACGCTGTAGGTATAAATATCCAGTAGGGAGACACCACCAATATGTCCAATAGAACATTCAAACAACTGGGACAAGGCTACAGCAATGTTCCGGCCACAGTCATTGTCAAAGTAGATGGCGAAACTGTATACATGGGCCCTGTGCCCACGGTCAATGAACCCGTGCCCACAGACTTTACCTGGGGCAGAGATCATGATGTGGTTTTATGGCAGTGGCAAAAACCCCTGGCCCATCGTGCTGCGCAGGCGCTGGAAGTCACTGTCACAAGTGGCCGCGTACTGTTGCTGACCACTGTGAGTGACCATACGGACATCGTGGGCGTCAAATGCACCTGGAATTTTGTAGCAAGCATAAAGGAATTCACCAACCCTGCTACAGGGCTTGTGGAAGACTTTGGTGCTTTTCACAGTGGCGACGCATGGTCGGACGTCAAGATCAATGGTCGGGTGCAGCCCTTGTCGTCCGGTAAACGCGGACAGTCCTATTGGTTGTTGCACAACGGAGATGTGCTCACGGGCAACATCAACATGGATTTGCCGCTGCCCCCGTGAAATTGATCGGGCTACCCCGCAAAAGCACCAAAAAACCCTGCTTTGTGCAGGGTTTTTTCTGGGGCGATCGCATAAGTTATTGATTTTGCTGGGGAAATTTCTGGCGTTGTAAGTCATTGATTTTGCTGGGGCGCAAATCAGGGCATGTAAGTCATTGATTTTGTTAGGATTATTCTGGTTGACCAGAATCCTGCTTTGCCCTATACTAGACACTATAGTAGATTGGTTGATAAGGACAGCGATATGAAACTTGTGATTTGGACCCAGTACAGCGAGAACTACGGCGACGCCGACAAACCCTTTTGGAAGTTCAAGGGCGGCGACACTTACATTGTGGCCAACCTTACCCCAGCCCAGAGCGAGCGTGTTCTGCGCGACGGCATCCCCACCCTGCGGGCTCTGATCGAGTACTCCAACCCCATGAGTCAGCAGCGGATCGTGGACTTCAACGTGGTTGACGACGACTTTGTGGCGCACGATGAGTGGGAGAGCCCCTACATGCTGTCGTGGGAAAACAACACCTGGGTGGCGCGCCAAGTCGAGCGCAACGATGGCACTTGGCGTCGTCCGGTGGTCAGCAAGAACATCCGGTACACCATGTGCATGGGAGGCGAGCGCTCAGATTTTGAGTGCGCATACGGTCTCGAAGACGGACGCATCGTTCCACATGATGCTATCGTGGAGATCTGCCAGGCATATGCGGCTTGACAAGTAATCCAGAATCGCATATACTATTGGTACAGTGTCAAAAACAGGAGCATTCTAAATGACGCAAGTTCTAGTTCGCAATGGTACATACCGTAACCAATCTGTGCGTGACGTGGCGTTCACGCTGGTCAAAGACTACACGGTGGGTGCCAAAGGTGGGTTCGTGACAGTGCGCAGCGACGGTCACTTTGGCCCCGAGTTTGACGTCGTCCGCATCAAGGTGGACGGTATTGAAGATATTGAGATCACAGGAGAAGTGATGCAGACAAGTGCCCAGCGGGTAGTGGAGTTCAAGAAGCCCGAAGAGACCGACGAAGAAGTCATGGACCGTATTGAAAAGCGGTTCAGCATTCTTGACGACATGACTCGCGCTGCTATTGCTGGCGACATCCGCGCCATGATTGTTGTGGGCCCTCCTGGTGTGGGCAAGAGTTACGGCGTCGAGCACCAGCTCGAACGCGCGGGCTTGTTTGATCAGGTATCGGGTCGCAAAGTCAAGTACGAAGTGATCAAGGGTGCAATGACCCCGATTGGTCTCTACTGCACCTTGTTCAAGCACTCGGACCCCAACCATGTGTTGGTGTTTGACGACTGTGACAGCATCTTGTTGGACGACGTTGCGCTGAACATTCTCAAGGCAGCACTGGATTCGGGCAAGAAGCGTCGCATCCACTGGAACGCTGACAGTGCCATGCTGCGTCGTGAAGGTGTGCCTGATCAGTTTGACTTCCGGGGTTCGGTGATCTTTATTACCAACTTGAAGTTTGAGAACCTCAAGTCAAAGAAACTGCAAGACCATCTCGAGGCTCTGCAGAGTCGCTGTCACTTCCTGGACTTGACCCTGGACACCACGCGCGACAAGATCTTGCGCATTCGACAGATCTTCCGCAAGGGAGACTTGTTCCAGGACTACAACTTCACCCCGGAGCAAGGCGACGAGATCGTGGCGTTCATGACCGACAACCATGCCAAACTGCGCGAGATCAGTCTGCGCATGGCGCTGAAGATCGCGGATCTGACCAAGGTGTCAGACAACTGGCGCGCACTGGCAGAATCTACCTGCATGCGACACGGCGCGTAAGTACACAACAAGTTTCGGACGGCCGCTTATGTGAATGCTCCTAGGCCGATCCGTTTTAGGGTGCTGGTAAAACAGCACCCTTTTTTTTGATCTGCGCTATGGGTACGAAGCAAGTGGCCGCCGACGGCAGTGCCTGTAGCCCGCGTTCTAGGTATTCTACTGCCTCCAGCAGACTCCTCTTGATCGTACCCAGTCTATACATGCTCCGAGTGATGGGCCAATGATAGCGCATGGCTTCACGATGTAGCTCAACACGCCGACGCATGCGCTCACCGATGGTAAGGTCAGGGTTGCCCGGATTATACCAAAGGTAGGGCTTATCGTTGAGAAAGGTCAGACCCAGAGCCTGAGATTGGTATCCAATAGGGCTGTGTTCCAAAACAGTGAGAGTGGATCCCAGCTCGATGCCAGTAATTGTTTCGCTGGCCACAAAACGCTGCCATCGGGAAAACAAAGCCATGGTGTCATGATGGTCGTCTAGAGTTTCCGTGACCCATCCAGTCAACATCAACAACCGGCACTGTATTCCATATTTTTTGAACATCTCAAGGAACCATTCGGCGTCGTCGGTGGTGTGTTTTTTGTTCATGTCAAATCGCACACGGTCGCTGCCGGTCTCTAGTCCAATAATGAGATACGTGACGCCGGCATCCACCATTTTCTTGATGTGGCTCTCCTTGACAGAATCGCGCGGTCTAAAGATGTACTGACCGCGCCATTTGAAATCGGCCTGGGGATGCTGTTGGCGGTAGGCTATGAGATGGTCACAGAGCTCGTTCAGCATCTTCATGCTGCCGTTGATGAGACTATCTGTAAAAAAGAAATCTCGGATCCCATGCCGCTCAAACTGTGTTATCATCTCAGCAGCCACATGCTCAGCGTCTCGGTATCGATATTTCTTCCACTGGTGTGCGATGTCGCAATAACCGCAGTTGCGTACACAGCCGCGACTGGCAGTGATGAATAGATCCGGACGGTCGGTAAGGTATGGATATTGGTCCAAAGGTAGACCGCGATAATCGGGTATCACACAATGCTGATCAAGATCATCGATTTGTTGGAAATTAAAATTATTGATACCGGGCCCATCGCGTCGTCCCTGTAAGAACTGCCGGAAAATGATTTCACCTTCCCCGATCAGGAAGTGGTCAATGCGTTTGAGATCAACCTGTTGTCGGACCCAGTCCTGGCTGGCCAACCCTTGGCCGCCCAACACAATTTCACAATTACTGTGGCGCCGAACACTGTCGCAGAATATCTCGCAAACTGGTGTACTCCAGGTGCTGAGCAGGCTCAAGGCAAACATGGTTTCTGGATGGCAAGACAATATGTCGCAGACTACGGCATCTATCGCCTGCGTGAGTCGTTGGCGGCAGTCTGTTGCGATATCACCTGTAATGCAGAATGTGTCAATGTTCTCAAAATCGTCGGGCAGCGTTTTCCACAGATGCAGGCTGAGGTCAGTGCAGGTGTAATCAACCCCTTCCTGATTGCATATCTCGCTGAGTATGGCGAGACTAAGAGGCGGCCGATGTATTTCGTATCTGGGTAGGTTGATTAAGGAGATGTGCATAACGATCCAAGATTTTTTGTATCTCGTCCAGCTCAACCTCGTCGCGATCATAGTTGAATAGGTTTCCAAAACTGGTTTCTACTACAAGGTCAAACACTGGTTTGTTCTGTTCTTTGGGCGCGACGAGTTCTGTTATGATCCAGGAATACACCGGTGCACCAAACTCAATATCAATGTAGCCATTGTGTCCAAGGTAGTCGGTGTGGATCGGGCCCTGGGATGTGTGCATGGGCCATCGCTGTATGATGTGTGCAGTTATGTCTACTTGGTCCAGCCAAAGGCGTTTGATTTTCACGGCGCGATCTCGTACAATAGAATCATTATGGCTTTCTGTATCCCATCGCCCTTGCTCGCCAAAATACTTGCCGTGATGTTCGATACGTATCAAGTTGCTAGTACAGACTGGCATGGCAAACTCTATCGTAGTCTCGCCCTGCACCAGGGTATCCCAATAAATATTGTTGTTGGCCGTAACACGCAGTCTTGGCCAATCATTGCACCAAGTGCCTTCTATTTCCAATTTTATACGGCATGATTCCATGAGCCAAGTAGTTATCACTCTAACTAACGGTCAAAGCGATTACGATCTCAAGTTTGACCTGCTGCCTATTTCGATCGCGCAGAGATGGCTTCATCATGTCAAAATGTTTGTGGCTGCCGGCCAGCCCTGGGATGATGATCAACGCTTTTATAATTTTCCACATGGGCGGGTGGGGCGTCAGGAAACATTGGATAAAATCCGTGAGCTCACCGGCATCATAAAACAGTATGCGCCCTGGACCATACAGCGGTCTCTGCAGGCGGATCTCACACAGGACGACCTCAACTACCTCCATCATGTATTTGAACAGTATCATGGTCTTTACGACCAGCAACACAACAATGAGTTTTTCTCCCGCGCGCCACGAGAGGTACAGGATGCCTTGGGAGACCTCAATATTTGGATACATCGTTACGAAACTCTGGGCGGCATACCGCGTTTTGTCGCCACTTGGAAGTACAAGCCCTATCGCGATGTCATGACCGACGAGGATCTGACTCATTTCAGCCTACACGAGCAGTGGGGAGATCTGCGCCTGAACTATTGTGAGATTGGCAAGACTTTGTACGATCTCTGGCACGACAACGACCAACACATTGGACCGGACGCTTTTGTGCCACAGAAACATTTCTGTTTTGATTTCACGGTACGATTCAGCGATATCGATCGCCAGGACACTGATGCCATAGAACAACAGATTTGGCAATACTTTGATCAACACCAGGATTTTTTCCATCAGCGAGGGTATCGTCGACATGATCATGCCTTGAGCCTGGGTGGTATCACTATAGGCAAACTGGACATCAGCGCAGGTAAAACAGAAATTTTTGACGCCATCTCGCAGCATCAGCAAATGAAACACATCAGAATCCTAGGCAACTCTGCAGGCAACGTGTTATAATCGTCCCATGCGTAATGCTGTCATAGTAGTGAAAGATGAGGTCAATGTCAAGATCGAAGGACTCGAGCTTGATGCCAGACGCACCCTAGTCAATCGTTTCAAATATGACGTGCCCTATGCACGTTATCTCCCTGCGGTACGCCTGGGCAGGTGGGACGGCAAGGTCAGTTTCTTTCAGTTGGGCGGCAGTACCTTTGTCAACTTGCTGCCCGACATCCTGCCTATACTGGAAGAATACGACTACGACATCGAACTAGACGATCAGCGCGACTACGCCACACGGTTTGATTTCCAGGCGGTCACAGAAGATTCTTTCGCTGATCAAACGTGGCCCAAGGGTCATCCCCAAGCAGGTGAACCCATACGACTGCGCGATTACCAAGTAGACATCATCAACAACTTCTTGAGCAACCCGCAGTGCCTGCAAGAGGTGGCCACAGGCGCAGGCAAGACCATCATGACCGCGGCCCTGAGTCAACGTGTGCAGGAGCATGGGCGCAGCATCGTGATCGTGCCCAACAAGAGCTTGGTGACGCAGACCGAAAAGGACTACATCAACCTGGGCCTAGACGTGGGCGTGTTTTTTGGTGACCGCAAAGAGTTCGGACGCCAGCACACCATTTGTACCTGGCAGAGCCTCAACATCCTGCTCAAGAACACCAAGAACCAGATAGCCGACATCACCATACAGGAGTTCCTGGAGGACGTGGTGTGTGTGATCGTGGACGAAGTCCACATGGCCAAGGCTGACGCGCTCAAGACCTTGCTCACAGGCGTCATGGCAAAAGTGCCTATCCGGTGGGGGCTCACGGGCACGGTGCCCAAAGAGCAGTTTGAGTTCCAGAGCCTGCATGTCAGCATAGGTCCCGTGATCAGTAGACTGGCAGCAGCAGAACTCCAGGATCGCGGCGTGCTGGCGCAGTGCCATGTCAACGTGGTGCAGTTGGTGGATCATGTGGAGTTCACCAACTATCAGAGCGAGCTCAAATATCTCTTGGAGGAACCCGGGCGCCTTGACACCATAGCCAATCTTGTGCAGCAGGTCAATGCCACGGGCAATACCCTGGTGTTGGTGGATCGCATATCCGCGGGAGAAGAACTGGTGTCTCGTCTCAACAATGCTGTGTTCATATCAGGTGGCACCAAGGCCGCTGACCGCCAGGATCACTACGACGAAGTGGCCGAAGCCACAGACAAGATCATCGTGGCCACGTATGGCGTTGCTGCCGTGGGCATCAACATCCCGCGTATCTTTAACTTGGTGTTGATCGAGCCCGGCAAGAGTTTTGTGCGCGTGATACAGAGCATCGGGCGCGGCATCCGCAAGGCCGAAGACAAGGATCATGTGGCCATCTGGGACATAACCAGCACCTGCAAGTTTGCCAAGCGCCATCTCACCAAGCGCAAGGCCTACTACAAGGAAGCCCGGTATCCCTTTACACAAGAAAAGTTGGACTGGTCCTTGAAATGAAGGCCCACGTAGTGGTGTGTGGCGACAGTTATTGCAGCGCTGAAGCCACGGGCCCACGTGATCACTTCAGTCAAATACTCCAGGACGACTACGGTTACCAAGTAACCAACCTGGCACGTGGTGGCATGAGCACTGTGGGTATATGTTTTCAACTGCGGGAAGCATTGTCATTGAAACCCCAGGTAGTGATTTACAACACCACCACTCCGGACCGTGTGAACTTGGTCATGCATGACGGCTTCGATATCAGTCAAGGGCTAAAGAATTTCTCCTATCCATTCCAGGCCGATGAAAGCGCCAAGAATCCTTTAACAGGCGGCAAAGACGCGCCCATATTCAGTACTGTGTGGCAGCAACTAGAACACATAGTGTCTGCGGAACAATACCGCGCCATCGAGCAGCACCTAGTGCATCTCTTTGACTGGGACCTACAGCAAGAGATAGACCGCTGGATGATAGAATATTGGACGATTCAGCTGGAGCAGGCCGGAATCAAGACCTTGGCGTTTACCAGGAACGATTTTGAGTTTGTGTATTTGTTTGGCAGAGCTCATCCCAACATCAATCGTGTGTTTCACACCGACAGGGCAACACAGGTACAGGCCGCAGAAATTATCAACAAAAAACTGCGCGAGCTCTTGACAGATCGCTAGAAAGTTGTATAATTACAACATCATGAAAATACTTACACTAGAAAACAAAGCCTATGATCTAGACACATTGCCGGACAAGATCGATGACATGCGTTTCGCTATCCTGGACAACAGCGACCCCAGTGATCCCGACTACCATTACATACCCTTGATCTTCCTGGAGAGTTTTAACTCACCGGCCTTGGTGCTGCGCATAGGCGATGCCACCATACGCATGCCCATGGACTGGCAGATCTTGATTGGTGAGCCCGACATCGGCGACCTAGAATTCCTGCCCTTGACCAGCATCAATGATCGCGGCTTCAAGGCGTTCCAATTCAATCCACTCAGTAGTTTCCGCCCCAGTTTTCCTGATGTTGAGATCATGGATGTGTACCACGAAGTGACTTGGTATGCACCCAAGCTCAAGAATGGACAAATCCTGGCTGTGCCCATCACCGAGGGAGACAAACCCGAGTGCATTTACTTCGTGCGGGACATCAGTCGCAACTGCGAAGTCATAGACTACAACAAGGCCTGGTAGCATGGAACAATACAAAATCAAGGATCTGGAGCGACAGGCACGGCGCGCGGAAAAGGCCGCGCTGGTGCGCGATGAACGCTTGGACGACCATGTTACACAACTACAACGTGTGATCCGGGAAACGCAGGACCGCGTGGCTGACCTAGAAGAATTGGTTAAACGCATGCGTCGCGAGCACGCCAAGATCATGCGGGCCATGGATGCATTGGCACGCAAGAAGCCATGAGCGAGCACCACCTGCAAGAACAAAGAATGCCGGCCACGCTGTGGTTGGAATTCTGGCAGGATCCCGGCTATGTCAAGATCAAGATGGACAATGTTGAACGCATCTTGGACTATCTTGGTCAACCGCCACGCCGTATCCTGGACATAGGCTGTGGTGCTGCGTTTGAAAGCCGTGAATTCAACCGCAGATTTGGCACCGACATCTGGCTCTTGGACGGCGACTTTAACACCACCAAGGATCGCCCTCGTAGCACCAGTTGGGGCAACACCAGCGATATGAAATTCTACAGCCATCTAGAGGATCTGCGCTCCTGGTTCCAGGAACATGGGGCGACAAATTATCATTTGGTGGATGCCAACAACATCTCCATTCCCAGCAACGTGCAGTTTGACCTAATATACTCGTTCTTGAGCTGTGGTTATCACTATCCCGTAGACACATATCGTGATCTCATGCGTGGGCACAGCGGACCTGATACTAGGTTGTTGTTTGATCTGCGTCGCCGAGTCAAGCACGATGTTGACATAGTGGCTGTGATCAGTAAGGAACAAAAACACGACCTCTGCGAGATCAAGATCTAACATGGACAAACTATCAATACAAAACGAAATGGCACAGTTGGATCGCAAGAACCGCAGATTCTACGATGAGCTCACCGACGAGGAGCGCAAGAAGTTCAGCAACTATCTCATGCTGCGCTGGGGCAGCGCCATTACCGGCAGTCGTGAACTGCAGGAATACTATGTGCAGAGCACCAACCACTATCTCAACAAACACTTTTTTGCCATCAACCGCCATCCCCGACTGCAATGGCTCTGCGCCACGGCCATCAGTCCCGGACTGGGCAGCCAGAAACACAACTGGATAGCGCCCAAGAAGAAAGATTCCGGCAACAACGAAGTCCGTAAGGCCTTGATGGATCTCATGCCCTGTGCTAAACTGTCTGATATCGAAGTGCTGAGTCAGCTCATCGATAAAAAGGAACTGCGCGACTATCTACGTGAGCACGGAAACCCCGACAAAGACTGAACATCGCTGTCGCTTTTGCGACAAGGCTTTCCAACGAGAGGGCAGTCTGGCCGTGCATGTGTGCGAGGCCAAACGCCGTCATCAGGAACAGCATGAAGTCGGCGTGCAGTTGGGTCTGCAGGCTTATCTGCGCTTTTATGAGATCACACAGGGATCTGCGCGTCTCAAGACCTTTGATGACTTTGCTGCCAGCCCCTACTATCGCGCATTTGTCAAGTTTGGTCGCCATTGTCAAAACATCCGCGCCATCAACACGCCGCGCTTTATTGAGTGGGTGATACGACAGAACAAAAAGATCGATCACTGGTGTCGCGATGCTGTGTATACTGAATATCTGGATCAGTATCTGCGTGTAGAGAACGTGGCGGATGCCCTGGCACGTGCCATGGAACACGCCATAGAGTGGAGCGAGCGGCAAAACCATCCCGCACATGATTATCTGCGCTACGGCAATGACAATGCCATCTGCTATGCTGTGTCCACGGGCAGGATCAGTGCCTGGGTACTGTACAACTGCGATTCGGGACTGGAGTTCTTGGCCCGAGTCAACAGCGAACAAGTCACCATGATATGGCCCATGATTGACTCTGACTTCTGGCAGCGCAAGTTCCATGACTATGCAGCCGACGCTGAATACGCCAAGACCATACTGCGAGAGGCCGGCTGGTGAGCGCAGACATTGACATTGACTTTGGGGATCGGGACCGTGTACTGAGCTTGATCCGGCATGTGCCCGCGCGGCAGACCGCACAAGGACGACGCCACAACTCCGGCGTGTATGTGACCAACATCCCCTATGATGCTGTGAACCAGTGCGCAGCCATAGACTACGAAGAAGCCGAACAGCGCGGCTATTTCAAACTGGACTTCCTAAACATGTCGGTGTATCAGCTCATACGTGATCCCGCGCACTATGAGGACATGCTGGCTCGTGATCCCCCATGGCAAAGGCTGTGGCAAGATCCTGCCTGGGCACGGCAGTTGGTGCATGTGGGTAACTACACTGATCTCCTGGCCACCATGCGTCCGGACTCAATACCGCGCATGGCAGCGTTCATCGCTATCATAAGACCGGGCAAGGCACACCTGCAGAATCGCCCCTGGGGCGAGGTATTTGAGTCAGTGTGGGACGGTGACAGCAGTCAGGGATTTGTTTTCAAGAAAAGCCACAGCATAGGATATGCGCAGTTGGTGGCGCTGCACATGAATCTAATCCAGAGCGCGGACCAGGGTGATGCTGCGACGCTTGCTCTTGCGCCGGCTGATGTTGCTGAGACTGCACACCGGGCCGTGTAGGATGGTGAGATCTTTGTTGTTGAAGGTGCGTAGGAACGGGCGGAAAGGCTCCCACTCATGCTTGAGGAAGATGTTGATGGGGATGCTGTGATTGCTTTCCCACCACCAGTCGCTGGCCAACTCTAGAAACAGGCTTTTGAGTTCGGGGTGTGCTATGCGCCCAAAGTCATAGAGCGTGGTGACTTGATCATCGCGGTTTTGTACTACTCCGATGTATTCTATGCCGGCGTAAACGCAGATAGTCATGAATGGGTAGCGTTCGTTCAGTGTTTTAAGTATGTTGTCACCCATAAATATCAGTGGAGATTCCTATGTACTCGACCCCCGCCTATTTATATCAACAAATCCAGACCGTGCTGCTGGTCGACATCTCGGGAGTTGGTGCCACATTTGATCGGAGGTGGAAGCCTGTGTATGCTAAAAGTCTTAAATTAAATCTTGGTGTGGATAATGTTATATTATTCCAATTTCAGAACCAGGATCAAAAACCTGTCAACATCACGGGCGCAACGTTCACGTTCCGTATCATCAGCCAGAACGGCGACAACCTGCTGTACGCCAAGGAACTGGTGAGCCTCAGCAATGCACTGGGACGCGCCAAGGTCACTATCCCGGCCGCAGACACAGCGAGATTCCAAGCACAGCCCGCGAGCTGGAGCCTGGAAGTCAGCAGCGGTGTGTTGAACCAAGCAGTATTCACCGACGACTATGCTGGCGCCCGCGGCGACATCGACATCGTGGATTCAGTGTTTCCGGCATTTGTTGCCAGTCAAGAACTCACTGTGCCCAGTCAAGCGCCCGACAGCAGCATCTACTACAGCAGCACCCTGACCACGGGCGGCAGTCGCCTCACTACCTTTCAGTTGGACAGTGCCAACTTCACAGGCAACCTGCGTGTGCAGGGCAGCAGCGATGCCATAGCCCAGACCGTGGAATGGTACAATGTGGAATTCCAAGATCTCACCACGGGCAATGTGGTAAACCAGATCGGTTTTGCAGGCAGCACAGAACGAGTTGGCATCAATGTTGAAGGTTTCCACCCCTACATACGCCTGCAGTTTGATGTCATTGACGGTGAGATGCAAGCCATACTGTACCGATGAAGTTTGACTGCATAGTGGGGTTTGGTGATTCCTGGATGTACGGGGATGAGCTGCTGGATCCCAGTCTGGCTGCCGCACACAGCGACGCACACACCTGCTGGACACAAAACGATGATTACCGCCAGCGCCACTGTTTCCTGGGCGAACTGGGACATCGCTATGGTGTGCCCACCAAGAATTTTGGCTTTCCTGGCAGCAGCCTGCAGAGCACCATGTGGAACGCCTTGTGGTGGATGAAACAGCATGGTGATGCACATCCGTTGGTGTTGGTGGCCCTGACCGATGCCAACCGCACCAGTTGGTGGAACCCCGCGCATCAAAGCCATGGATCAGATCCTGCCTGGAATCGGCACATACACAGTGCCTGGATGCATGGCAGTCCCTGGACCATACCACGAGACTGGCGTGACATGATACGAGCACACACTGTGCTCACTGATTGCTCTGCTCTACACGAGCTCAACTACCAGCAGGCCGTGATGTTTTTCGATGGAGTGGCCGCCAGGCTGGGATGTGCAGTGATGCAGTTCAATGTGATGCCGGCACCTTGCCAGATATCCACACCCACCCTGCCTTGGCCCGATCAGGACCTTGTGTCTGCCATGCAACAGCACGCCGGCGTGCTATGTGCCCATGGCCATCCCAACGAAATGGGCCATCAATACATCGCTGATCTATTGCAAAAACACATTGACGATGCTATACTTGTAGGGTGATTGATATCCTGCCATATCTGCCAGCGCGACGCAAAAAGTCTGCATCGGGCTGGATCAGTTTCAATGCGCCCTGCTGCGTTCACAACGGTGAGACCGCGGATCGACGGCAGCGCGGCGGCGTGCTGCTCACGGATCAGGGCTGGAGTTATCACTGTTTCAACTGTGGCTTCAAGACCAGTTTTGTCGTGGGGCGCAATCTCAGTTTCAAGGCGCGCAGATTGTTGCAGTGGTTGAACGTGCCGCAGGAAGAGATCGAGCGCATCAATCTAGAAAGCATGCGGCACCGCGGTGTGCAAGGCATACTGGATGATCGCCAACGCACTGCCAACATCATCCAGGGCATTGAATTTGAAGATCGGGACCTGCCCGAAGAATTCACGCTGATAGACCAGAGCATGCCCACGCACTGGCAATATCTGCGTGACCGGCATGTGCCCCAAGACTACCCCATTGGCGCGATACATGGTGTCAGCGGCGACAAGTTCAGCCGCCGTCAGGGCGTGATCATACCATTCACATACGATGGTCGCATCGTGGGACACACACGCAGATTTTTCGATGATCGCACCCCACGATATATCCATGACATGCAGCCAGGATTCGTGTTTGGCACCGACCTACAGCAGCCCGAGTGGCGTCATGCCCTGGTAGTGGAAGGCGTGTTTGATGCACTCAGCATTGGTGGTCTGGCTGTGCTGCATGCTGATGTCAACGATGCCCAGGCGCGGCTGATACGCAGCCTAGAGCGCGAAGTCACAGTGGTGCCCGATCAAGACGAAGCCGGACTGCGTCTCATAGATCGCGCCCTGGAACTCAACTGGGCCGTGAGCATACCGGACTGGCCCGCAGACGTCAAAGACGTCAACGACGCAGTAAGAAGATTTGGTCGCCTGGCTGCACTGATAACTATCATGCAGGCACGTGAGACCAGCCGCATACGCATTGAATTGAGGAAGAAACATCTTGTTAAAAGAATACGGGCTTGACGTACAGAAACTGTTCCTGGAAATGGTGCTCGAGGATGCGCAGAGTTACATCCGTGTGCAGAACATCTATAATCCTGACAACTTTGATCGCAGCCTTAGATCCGCGGCCAAGTTCATCAAGGAACATTGTGACAAGCACAAGACCATGCCGGATCGAGCACAGGTCACGGCCACCACTGCGGTCAAACTAGAGCACATACCTGACCTCAACGAGGGACACTTTGACTGGTTCATGGAAGAGTTTGAGGCGTTTACCAAGCGCCAGGAACTGGAGCGAGCCATCCTCAAGGCCGCGGATCTCTTGGAAAAAGGCGACTTTGATCCCGTGGAGAAACTGATCAAGGATGCTGTGCAGATATCCTTGACCAAGGACATGGGCACGGACTATTTTGCTGATCCCCGTGCGCGACTGCTGGCCTTGAAGAACAGCAATGGCCAGAACTCGACAGGGTGGCCCGCACTGGATCGCCTGCTGTACGGCGGTTTCAATCGCGGCGAACTACAGATCTTTGCGGGCGGTTCGGGTTCGGGCAAGAGCTTGTTCATGCAGAACCTGGCCGTGAACTGGGTGGAAGCCGGACTCAACGGTGTGTACATCACGCTGGAACTGGCCGAGGGCTTGTGCGCCATGCGCATTGACAGCATGCTGACCAACACACCCAGCAAAGAGATCTTCCGGGACCTTGACACAGTGGAAATGAAGATCAAGGTCATGGGCAAGAAATCGGGCAAGATGCGCATCAAGTACATGCCGGCACAGAGCACAGTGAACGACATCCGTGCCTACATCAAGGAACTGCAGATACAGACCGGACTCCGAGCCGACTTCTTGTGCGTGGACTACTTGGATCTCTTGATGCCGGTGTCGGCCAAGGTATCACCCAATGACCTGTTCGTCAAGGACAAGTACGTGAGTGAAGAACTGCGCAACTTGGCCAAGGAACTCAACATCTTGTTTGTGACAGCATCGCAGTTGAATCGCAGCGCAGTGGAAGAGATCGAGTTTGACCACAGCCACATATCGGGTGGTATCTCCAAGATCAACACCGCAGACAATGTGTTTGGTATCTTTACATCGCGCGCCATGCGCGAGCGTGGACGCTATCAGTTGCAGTTAATGAAAACACGCTCCAGCTCGGGTGTGGGACAGAAAGTAGAACTGGAATTTGATATTGAATGCCTGCGCATACGAGACCTGGTGCAGGATGAAGGTTATCAAGAATTCAAGAAACGTGCGCCCAGTATCTATGAAAGCATCAAGGCCACTAGTCGCATCAAGGAAGGCGAAGAAAACGCCACGGTGCCCGACGAGCCCGGCAAGATATCAGCCGAAGTGCAGAGCGCCAAGCTCAAGCAACTACTGGGTCAGATCAAGCAAGGTTGAGATACTGATCAATGGGCATGGACCGCACGTTGGTCCTGTTGCATTGCAGGAACTGACTGCCATCTCGGCTGCGCATCTCACCGTTGCCCACGATCACTGATCCCGCGCCATACTTTATGGGTCGATCCACAATGAGATCCACGTATTCGCCTTCGCCCACGCCCAGGGTAATGAAGTGGATGTATTGTTTCTTGTCGCGCCGGAACACACGGCTGTTGGCCACGATGCCAGCAAATTCATAGTGATCCAGGTACAATCCGCGCACACCCATGTTGGGCAAAAAGCCCGGCGAGTTCCATGCACCGTGCTCCAGGAATGACTCCACGGGATCTTCCGTGATCCAGTTGTCAAAGCCCAGGTCACGCAGATCCCATCCGGCTCGCTTGGCTTCGTTGCGATAGACCCAGCGGGCATAACTGCCTTGGCAGTGCAGCAAGGCTGCGCGCCAGAACTCCCGGGGATTATGTGCTTTGTGATAGGCCAGGGCCCAGATCAAACGGCCCAGGTTCACAGCATGCGCACGGCATAGGCCAAAGCCCGACAGGCTCTGCATCTCCTGGCGTATCTGTTCGCGCTGGGGATGATCACCCAGGCGCGCCATGAACTCCATGACCTTTTCTTCGTTGCGCTTGGCAAATGCGCGTCGGTACATGTCTGCTTCGTAGGCGTTGACCGAGATCAACTTCATGATCTTTTCTATGGCATCGTCTTCGCACACAATGGCCGACTCCTGCACGGTCTTCTGGGTCCAGTCATGGAAGAACGATGCCTTCTTGCGTCCCTCCACAGCCACGGGACGCACCAAGGCCGTGGCAAACACACAGTCATGCACTGACGTGGGACGTATGGCACGGAACAGCCTGCGCATGGCCGGGGACTCGCCTTGCGTGACTCCCAAGACATCGCCACGTGCCAGAAGATCTGCAGTGGCTTCGTCGGTGTGGGGATATTCATGTACGCCGCGCGTGGGGTCAATCTCCATGAGCTGACTGAGCCCACGGTTGGCCAGGATGTCTACCTTGAGATGTTCAAGATCCTCTACTTCGTTTTTGTCCAAGAGTATGAGGTTGTCGTCGCGGAACAGGCTCTGGGGCAGTTTGCGATCAAACACTATGACGCCGCCGCAGTGTTTGCTCAAGCAGCGTTTCTTGCCAATGAGCTTGCGTTCAATGCGCTGGGCTTCCGCAACATCAATGCCCAGTTTGTTGTAGTCTATTTCCTTGGGCAAGCGACCGCGCACGCCCAGGCGCTTGGCTGCTTCGCGACGCGCTGACTTTTCCTTGTACATCACATAGTTGCTGATGCGGGCAGTGCGGCCAGGCCAAGCATCAAAGATTCTCTGCATGGCCAGTTCTTGCTGATGGTGCGGCACGTCGATGTCCACGTCGGGCAAGTCATCGCGGAACGGGTTCAAGAAGCGCGCCAAGGGTATGTTCCACTCAATGGGATCAACATCTGTTATGCCCATGAGATAACACACCAGGCTGGAGCCTGCAGACCCTCGTGTCATGTGTGGTATATCGCGGTTGAGATCCAAGACCCTGCGTATCTTGAGGAAGTAGTCCGTGAAACGTTGATTTATGATGATGCCAAATTCTTCTACCAGTCGCTGCTGGTATCGCTCATCATCGGGACAGGGCCTGCGGAATTCGGTCATGAGACTTTCGATCTGTTCTAGTTCAGTTGCCATAGTGATGCCTTAAATAATGTAGAGGTAAAAATTATGAAAAAAATGTTACTGAGTTTTATACTAGGTTTATTTAGTGTGGCTGCCCATGCCTGGCAGGCCAATTTGGTCATCAACAACAATACTGACTACAACATCACTGTCACACACAACACTGTGGGTGACTTGACCACCATAGCGCCGGGCAAGAGCTGGAGTTGGACCACGTCCGACAACAACAATACCAACGCCTTGAAGTTTTGGCAACAACCCAATGTATGGTTCATGCAGGGTTCCGCTGCATTTGGTCCCACTGCCGGTGTGTGGGTGGATCGCGGGTGGATGGATCCCAATGGTCAGACCATCAAGATGACAGCCAATGCCAACGGCACTGTGTTTGTACAGACCGTAAATGGTGGCAAGGAGATCTTGGCTTGGAATCAGTTTGAACAGGGTGGCACTATTGAGCTTACATTTGATCGTCAGTGATCACAGGCCCAATACCGCGGCCAACTCAGGCAGACTCTGCCGCCAGTTGGTTTTCTTGACATAGTCCTGGGCTTCCATCCGGGCAGCGAACTTTTCCGCGGTGAGTTCCTGCCCGGTTATTTCTACCATGGGCCCAAAAAATTCATGATTGGCCAAGGCCTGTTTCAGCGACACGGGGGCCGAGGCGAATCCAGTCCACTGCGGATAATAAACCACATTGTGATTGTGTCGCAGACCTTGGCTGGCAAACCAGGCCAGCGTGTCGTCGTAGTAAAGGGCATTGAGAGCGCTGATGGTGTAGCTCACTGACAACAGTGGCGTGGCCCGTCGATATTGCTCTAGATTTCTCTGCAAAACATCCCAAGACAGTGGCCAACGCAGATATTCAAACACCGATTCCAACCCATCTATACTGATACAGATGTTGAGATCCTGGAACTCCTGCATCATGGCCAGCAGTGATGGACTCAGAGTCACGCTGCCGTTGGTGACAAAACTGATAGAACAGTCTGTGTTGTCGTAGTCCAGCAATCGTGACAGTGCTTGTTCGGTGCTGGGATCAATCAAGGGCTCACCGCCCTGCAGAGTCAGTCTGCGTGCTGTGGCCCAGTCAATGCCCAGTTGATCCAAGTCGGCTTGATAGGGACGATGACGGTGGATGTGCATGCGACGTTCCATGGCGATCCATTTGGTGCTGTAGGCGCCGTTGCAGGTGACACATGCTAGATTGCACAAGTTACTGGTCATGATTTGATATACCAGTTTTTTATTGCGTCCTTGTTCGACATCCTGTTCTATAAGTTCAATATCACGATCAAGTTTGTAATCCAAGAATGCATTTTCTTGCTGTCGTCGGCTCTGGACACCCAGAGATTCCATGGTCCAGCATTTTTTGCATTCAGGTGGCTTTTTGCCCTCGCGCATGGCCTGTTCCCATGCTTGTCTGTTGAATGTATCGGGCAGCAAACAGCAGGGCGTAGACTGTCCACGGTGGCGGCCCATGCCCGGTGACAACACTTCATGACTGTACCAAGGCATCACGCAGAAATTGGGATTTTTAAGGGCCATAGGAGCAAATCTATTTACGACTTTGAACTGGCGTCCTGAATAAATACCCAGAGACGAAAAAATGCAAAAAAAGACTCGCAGCATCCTCGAGGAACTTGACGCCATTTACGCTGAAAAGTATGCGGCGCGAGACCGTCGCTACATTATCGAGAGCCGGGCCAGCAATGTCATTGCCAGCGCAATACGCTTGGTTGAGCAGATCGAAGCGGCTTATCCCGCTGATCAGGCCGAGAATCTTGTGCGTAAACTGTTAAACGCTATCCGTGCCAAGGATGCCACGAAATTTACCCGTACAGTGAGACGCACCGATGCGGATCAATGAAGGCGGCAATGTATTCAAAGATGCGCAGGGCAAGCCCCTAACACAGCGCATCCAAAAGGCCGATGTGCCCGCCACTATCCAGTGGTTGGAACGCCTGACCGGGCTGGATCTCACCGGTGCGGACAGCGACGAAGAAGGCGTGAGCCGACGTTGGCTGGGCAGCACAGGACGCAGATCCGACAGCGGTGATCTTGATCTAGTGGTCACAGACACTACTAAAGAAGAACTCTATGCGCGACTAGTGGCCTGGCTGCAACAGCAGGGACAGGATCCCAAGCAATGGATCAAGAAAGCAGCGGAACTGCATTTCCGCACACCCATTGCAGGCGATGCCAACAAAGGCTTTGTGCAGACCGACTTCAACTTTTATTCCTCGCCCGAGGACACTGAGTGGGCGCAGTTCTACATGAGCGGCACCA